GAGTCGGACCGAACACGCCACCATCGGTATTGACGAGTTCGACCGCATCGGCGGCAACCCGGCGGCCCGCCTCAAGGGGACGCGCCTGAGCTGCGAGTGCGGCGCTGTCGACCCGCAGGACGTACATCCGGCCCTGCGCGGGCTGGAAGTCCGCGACACCGTCGTCCGGCTGTGGCGGACCCTCGTCGAGCTGGAGCGCGACGGGCTGGTTGACCAGCGGCCGAACCGGGACGACTACTTTGACGCCCTCCGCGAGTGTGGCCCGGACTGGCCCCTTGCGGCCGGCCGCGCGCTGTACGCCGCGCCGGAGTGACCTATTTGAATGACAGACACGCCGGACCTGAGCCCGCGACAGGAGGAACTGCTCGGCTATCTACCCGCCTCGTCGTCTGAGTTGGCCGAGCAGATGGGCGTCGAGCAGACGACGGTCGAGAATTACCGCAACGCCATCCGCGACAAGGGCGTTGACCTTCAGTACGACCGGGACGCGAACCGCTGGTATCTCGCCGACGACCGCGCGCCGCAGCTCCGCCGCATCTCGACGAAGCACAAGGCGACGAAGACACGCGAGGCGAACGAACTCATCGAGGCCGAGGAGTCCTACCTACTCCGTCGGCTTGACGCGAGCGAGCCGCTCCCTGACCCGCCGGACCCCGACCCGGACGCTGAGTCGTTCGTCGCGATCACCGGCGACTGGCATTTCGGTGATGTCGTCGAGACGGACGCCGGGGATGTCATCTACGACATGGACAGGGCTGCGGAGGCCATCGAGACGTTCGGCGAGAAATGCCTCACCATCCGCGGGCTGGAGTCCTCGACCGCTGCGTATGAGGACTGCCACCTGTTCGTTCTCGGCGACGTTGCCACCGGGACGCACATCTACTCCGGGCAAGTCCACGACGTCGAAGCGTACCTCTCCCGGCAGGTCACGCGGGCGTCGCAGGCGCTCATCAATCTCGTCCAGACACTCGCCGCCGAGTTCGACCACGTCTCCGTTCACGCCGTCCTCGGCAACCACGGCCTCGACCGGGCGAGTGCGGCCCGCGGGAGCAACACGGACCTGCTGTGTTACCGCTGGATGCAGGACGCCATCCGACGGTCCCCGACCGACAACGTCTCGGTGCAACTCGCGTCCTCGACGCATCACCTGAACACGACCATCCGCGGGCACCGCGTCCACGTCCGGCACGGGCAGGACGGGATGCAGCATATTGACGCGACGTCCCGCTCGGAGTCGGACTGGCGCGGTTGGCAAATCAAGCACGACTACGACCTCGCCATGAGAGGCCACTACCACAACCCCGGCCTTGACTGGGTGCTCAACGAGTACCCCGTCATCTCCGCGCCGTCGCCGAAGCCGGCTTCCGAGTTCGCCGAGCGAATCGGTCGCCCCGGCATCAACCACACGCAACACCTCGGCTGGTGCGTCGGGCTGGGCGACTCGCGAAAATTGACCTTCAAGCGTCTCATCGACAATGCCTGATACGCCCCGGAAGCGCCGCGGCCTGGGACGCTGCCCGGACTGTCGGCGGATCGTCCTCCGGCAGTCCGAGCACGACTGCCCCGACGCCGAGTCTTAACCAACACCGCGGGGCCTGTCCGCTCCGATGTTGGTTAAGCCTCACAGTCCCGATGACGCCCGGCGGCGTCTCCTTTATCTCCCATCTTCCATCCCCCGCCGGGTCGAGGGCACTTTTGAATACGCACCGTCCGCGAAGCGAGTGCGTCCGCCTGGTTTCCATCCATCACTCGCCACGCGCCGGCAAACATAGTCGCGTCATATCGGAGTCCCCGTCGGGCAACGACGGGCCTGTGCGGCGCGCGGGTGCAACTCCCGGCCGGCGTTTTGCTTAATCATGACCCTCAGTGCTGATCTCCGACGATACAACGAGTCGTTAGATGACTGTCTCCGCTGTCGTTATCATATGTCTCTTAGGACTTTCAAGATCGTCAAGGCACTGACGCAGCTCATCGGCGCTGCTTCCGGAGTGTACGCGATGAGCCTCGGCGCCCCGCCGCTGGCTGCCCTCGCCCTCATCTCCATCATGGTTTCCGGGGCTGAGGTCATGGAGCAACTCATAGAATCGTCAGCAGAGTAATGGCTGCTGTTGTCCCCCGCGCCCTGTCCGACGAGGTCAACCAGCAGCGCGCTCGCGGGGACGACGACGGCATCATTGATGACGGTAGCAGCGAGTGTATCGTCTGCGGGGAGCGCGGGATCCCCGTCAGCGAACGCAATCTCCCCGTCGGCGGCCCGTTAGAGTTCGACGGGTTCCTCGTCCATCGAGCCGGCGGCGACGCGTATTACCATCATGACTGATGTGTCCCCCCGCTGCGGCGTCCGTCGCTGATGACGACGCCGACGTGGGCGTGGGTCGCATGGCTGACTATCTGCGCCGCTGCGGTAACGCTGTTCGTTTTCCCGATATGGTTCGAGCACCACCGACGCGGGCGCTAACGCATGATCTCCGCGCTCTGGTCGCTCCCGTGGTTCGGCTGGGTCGCCATCTTCGCGATCACACTGACGCTTGGCATCCTCCCGATACTCTATGACTGACTGCGAGCACTGCGGCGGGCTGATTGGCCGGGTAGAGAACCCTCAGCGTTATCACTCCATCTGCGACGCGTGCGCCTCCTCGGTTACTGACGACCGACTACCGCATTATTCGCGTCATGAACGGGCGGACTGCACTGTCTGCAAGGCGTACAGACACGAGCACGCCATCCCGATAGATGTCTGACACTCAACTTGACCCGATTCATGGGGCCTTCGCATCCCCACCACGCCCGTTACCGTTGGGAACGTCATTTAGCGACCGTGTGACGGTTCGTCAAATTGGCCGACGGAGTGCAACCCTTATTTATCGGGCTCATCATGAGTACCTCCCGCGTGGCCGATGCGGGCATCATTACGGCGTCTATCTCGATGATGCGTTAGTCGGAGCTATCACATTTGACAACTGGCCCTCGCAGGCATCAATCCGTGGCCATGAGTCGGCTGACATCATGGAGGTCGCCCGTGTCTGCATCGGCTTGGAGATGCCGAATCTAGCGAGTTGTGCGATGGCAACTGCACAGGATGAGTTTCTTGATGACTATGATGGCGACCTCTCACTCCTCATCACTTACATCCACGGCGACTACGACGGCTCGATGTTCCGGGCGCTCCGTGGAAAGGGGTGGGAGTTTGACGGCATCTCCCAAGGCCGCAACCGCGGCCCCCATCACGGTCAGTCCGAGGTGTACGACATCTATACGACAGACAAGGAGCGGTGGGTGTGTGAGTTGTGACTGACTGTGAGCACTGCGGCGAGGTCGTCGGCTGGAAAAATGCCGCCGGTCACTACCGCGATGTCTGCGAGGACTGCGCGACCGAGGTGGCCGATGGCCGCCGCCGACACACCGATTACTGCGAGGCCGACGAGTGCAGCATTTGCGCGCTCGTAGAGCGCTACACCGCTGAGTGATAACTCGGGGCGCCTATAAGCCCTTCCTACGGGTTAGAGGCGTAAAAACGAGCTTCAGAACGAGGTGAAATATCTATGAATATGTTTATTGCACAGATCGGCGCTCGGACGGTGAATATCAACGAGATTGCCCTACTCGGGGTTGGGGCGGTCGTTGTCGTGATGATCCTGGCGGTCCTGTCGCAGGTCGGTCTATCCTACCTCGCCCAGCGCAATCTTAACGACCAGCTTTCGCTCGGCATCCAGGGCATCGTCGGGAGCAACAACCTGCGCGCTATCGACAACCAGATGGACGACTACCGAGAGCCCCGTGACGGCGATTCGGGTAAGGAGGGCAACTAAGCCACCTTCTCAATGGTCGCAGAGTCAGATTACCACGCGTTTTTGATGCAGCATCTTCAGCGTGAGTTTCCGGATGCGGCGATTTCAGAGGAGGTTTACACCGATTCGGGTCGTTTTTGTGACATACTGCTTGAGGTAGACCCGTTTCGACTCGCGATTGAGGTCGAGAACAGCGCCGAAGACGTTGTAACGAACGGCGTCGGTCAGGCGCTGCTATACGGCGAGGAGTTAGACGCGCTGCCTGTGATTATCTATCCCGAGGGCGACGCAGCGGCAGAGTTGGAGAGTTTAGACGCGTTCTGCCAGATCATTTGCATCCCATACGAGCCCTCCGGAGACTGACGCGACTGCTACGACTGCGGACCTCTGACACTTGCTGTCAGTGAGCCGCGTTTCACGGCGTGAATAACAAACCACGAATCACCTCATGGCGGAACGGAATTACGAAGATCAGTGCGGCGACCACGGCGGCACTAACAGCAGCGGCAACCCATGTGGGCAACCGGCCGGCTGGAATACCGACTTCGACTCAGGAAAGTGCCGACACCACCGCGGCACGTCACCCGACGGCTCCTCGCATGAGAACAATGACTTCGGCGCCAGCCACGAGATGTACGCCGAGCGGAACGCGTACTACCAGCGGCGGTCCGACGCAGAGCAGGCCCTCATTGACGCGATCTACGAGGACTACCGCAAGGAGTACGAGAACCGCCACGGCCGAGAGCCGTTGACCGGCGACGACCTGAAGCTATTCGGCATCGCCGTGGGGCTACATAAGACCGAACTCCGCGCCGACGACTGGCCCGAGGAGCGTCCTGACGGACTCGACTCCGGCCACGAACTCGTCGACCGGAGCGAGAAGCGGACGGCCCAGGGCGAGCCGTACTACGAGTACAGGCCCGCGGCCGTGATCCGCGGCGAGAAGACGGTCTCGCAGGACGTCCGGATGTGGCTGAAGGACCTCGGCCTGCTCGACACGCCGGACGACGACACGACGGTCAATGTGAACGTCCACGAGGAGCTACTCGACGGGATGAAGGCGGCTCACGAGGACTGACATGAGCACGCAGAGCATCGACAACGTCCGCGACCTCGGCTACCACTACGCCGGGCGCGCGAAGCGGCAGGACCCGACGTGGCTTGAGGACGCCATCGAGGACTACCTGGATGTCACCGTCACCGAGGCGCAGCGAGAAATCTGTCGTGCGGTCGTTCGCAACGAGAAACTGCTCGTTCAGACAGCCAACGGCATCGGCAAGTCGTTCATCCTTGCGTGCGTCACGCTGGCCTGGCTGGTGGCCTACCACCCGGCGGCGGTCCTCGCCACCTCGGGAACGTACCCGAAGCTGAAGCGGACGTTCTGCAAGCCGGTTGAGTCACTGCACGGGCAGGCACTCGACGGTGTGGGGCTGCCGGGCACGTACAAGCGCAGCCCGCCACGCATCGAGATCGACGGGATGCCTGAGCAGTACTTCGAGGCTGCCTCGCCGACCGACGCCGGCGAGCTTGAGGGCGTCCACGGCGGCTACGTGCTCGGCATCATCGAGGAGGCCGACAAGGACGACGTGACCGAGGCGACCTTTGAGGCGATGGAGTCACTTGTCTCGGACCGCCGGGACCGCCTGGTCGCAATCGCAAACCCACCGGAAGACGAGACCAACAGCCTCCAGCGGCTCTACGAGGATCCGACGTGGACGGTCATCCGGCTCTCGTCGTTCGCGAGCCACAACGTCCAGCACGGGCTCGGCGAAGGCGACGACGCGCTCATCGACGGCCTCGCGACGGCGTGGAAGATCCGCCAGGACTGGAACAGCTACAACAGCGACGACTGGCCTGGGCTTGAGCAAGCGGAGTCGTGGTCCGATCCCGACGACCCAGCCTTCCGCGACGATCTCGACGCGCGCTGGTACCGGCGCCGGGCGGGCATCACGCCTCCAGGCGATGCCGCGGTCCACCGCCCGCTCAATCCCGAGCTCGTCGAGGCGCGCTATGAGCCCGATGCGCGACCGCAGCGAAACACACCGTCGGCACTCGGCGTTGACGTGGCACGCTCCGGTGACGACACGGTCGCCGCTGGCGTCCACGGCGACACCATCGTCATGGAGTACGAGGAGCAGGGCACGGACCACACCGAGCAGGAGCAGGCGCTCGCTGACATGATCCGTCAGTGGCCGACGCCAGAGATGGCCGTCGACGCCGTCGGCGAAGGGTCGGGCCTGGCCGATGGGTTGGACAACCGCTTCGGCACGGTCCACCGGTTCAAGAATCAGGCGGTCGCTGCTGCCGAGACGACGTATGATGACTGCTGGATTGAGTCACTCGCCTTGTTCGCAGAGTATCTGGAGGCCGGCGGCACGTTCGCGAACAGCGACCTCTACGAGCAGATCAAAGTCGCCGCCCGGACGGTCGCATATGAGGAGCGGCACATCGGCTCGCGCGGACGAGACGGAGCCGACGTGCTGGCGGCGACGGCGCGCAAGGAGGACGTGAAGCAGCGCCTCAGCCGGTCGCCCGATCACCTCGACGCCGCGCTCATGGCGGTGTGGCGCGAGCGCGTTGACGCCGCTGCCGGAGACACGAATTACGCGACTGACTCAAGCGACGTGGTGGTCCTATGAGTGACGGCGACGGCCTGTTCGACCGGCTGCGGGCGCGTCTCGCCCCGACGCAGGACGACAGCGCCTCCCCGCAGGCTCGCGACGAACGCCCGACCGTCGTCGGCCGCGAGGAGTATCGCGAGGAGGTTGACGAACAGCAGATTGAGACGTTCGTCCGGGAATATTACAGGAATCCGCTGGTCCGCGTCCCCGTTCAAAACTTCGCGTCTGACGTGACTGAGCCGGGCGTCTCCGTTGATGTTGTCCCCCGCGACGACGACGGCGACATCCCGACAGTCGAGTACGACGGCCGCGACCGCCCGCTTGACGAGGCACTGTCCGCGTGGGCCTCAAGCTGCTTCATCGACGGCTTCCGCTTCGACGGCGATTTCGCCGATCTGCTTGAAGAGGCGGTCAAGGACCGTCGCGGCCGCCGCGGGACCAGCATCGTCGAACACGCGTATGACGACCCCCGTGAGCGCGAGCGCCTGCTGGGTCTGAAGCCGCTGAAGACGGAGACGGTGACCGCCTACACGCGCGAAGGCAAGGCCATCGTCTTGAGGCCGGACGACGACCCCGGTAGCTTCGACACCGTCGCCGTCCGCGACTACGGCGACGCCGTCCGCGACGAGGCGCCTATGACGCCGGCTGGCAAGACCGCAGCCATCGCGCAGTTTGACGATGTTTTCGGCGCCGAGGAACGCGAGGAAATCCCGTTCGCGCTGGACGATGTCACGGTCAGCCCGCACGACGCCGACACGGGCGAACTGTTCGGCCGCCCCGACAGCTCGCCGGTCATCGAGCGGGCGCGGTCGCTCCGAAAGAAACTCCGCTACGTCGACCAGTCCGTCGTCAACACGGCCTTTGGTAATATCATCGCGACCGTCGAGACGCAAGACGCGGAGGTCGTCAAGAACGTCCGCGACAACCTCGATGTCAATGTCAAAGACCGCGGCGAGGATGTCGACCCCGAGACGGTGAGCGCGACGAACGCCGCCGTTGACGTGACCGAGGTTGAGGGGCAAGTCCCCGATGTCGTTGACATCATTCAACAGGAAATCGAGTACGTCCTGAGCGCGATGCCGACGCCGTTGTACCGCGTCGGTTTCGCCGGCGACATCAACCGCGATGTCACGAGTGAGCAGGGGCAGGACTACCGCGACGCGGTCAAGCGCGAGCGCCGGCGACTCGAAGCCGACTTTACCGACATCCTCGAACGGAAGGCGCGGGAACTGCTGTACGGCGACGCCCACGCTGACGAGGCGCTCGACGTCGACGTGTCGCTCCGGATCCGGCCGGAGGCGTCCGAGTCGCCGCTGCGTGACGAGGAGTTCGACGCCGGGGAGTTCGGCGAGTTGATGAGCGCGCTGTCGACCGCCGCCGGGCCGAAGGGCGGCGCGACGGAAATCATTCCGGAGGACGTCATCATTGAGACGCTGCTCGACATGGACGCCGAGGCGATGCAGGAGGCCGCCCCCGGCGACGATGACGCACCGCTCACCGTGCCGCCGACTGAGTTCAGCGATGCGGAATTGGAGGCGTTTGACGAGTTCACCGACGCCACCCTCGCGAACCGCTATCGGGAGGGCGACATCGTCGAGACGCCGGAGGGCCTCGGCGTCGTGACGGCGGTCGAGACCGCTCCGTTCACCGGAAAGAACGACGAGGAAATCGACGCCTCCGAGGACTCGCCGACATACGTGGTCGGCCTCAAGGATCAACAGGTCGGCGTCGGGTTCTATTCCGCCTCGGAACTCGACAGCGCGGAGATGCCGGACCCCGGCGTTGAGGACCCAGTCAACGCACTCACTGAGCAGGCGGGCGCCACCGACTCCGGCGCTGCCCTCGCGGAGACGACGTTCGACATTCCGGAGTCGTGGGAGGAGAGCCCGAAGCCGAACCGCCTCATCCTCCTTGATGCGTGGTCCTCAATGGGCGGCACGTTCGAGGGCGCCCGCCGGGAACTCGGGTCGAAGCGCCTCGCGGCGAGCATGAAGGACCGCGTCCTCCAGTGGGAGGGATGGCGTGAGGGTGGCTAATAGTGACCATACGATGCTCTAACTGCGGCGAGACGGCAGAGCACCGGGTCCGCCGAGGCGAGAGCGGCGACTTCCCCGCTGGCCCCGCGATAACAGTCTGTCATGCCCGCGATGGGACCTATATCCACGTAAACGAGAGGAGAGACTGACCGATGCCGGATCTCGACGAACTCATCTTGACGGAGCCCCGCGACCGGACCGACACCGGGCTGGCAGCGTCGCGGACGCTCCGGCGCGGCATCAGCATCCGCCTGGACGGCTTCCACTGGACTGCCCGCGCCGCCCGGTCGGACCGCGTCCGGGAGACGGACGGCTGGAACGCCCACGCTGCACTCAATGGCGAGGTCATCGCCCGCGGGACAGTCACGGATGTTCGCGTTGACGGCTGTGACGAGACGGCGACGCTTGCGGTCGCCCCGCCCGCGCGGCTGCACTGCGACCTCGAACCTGCGCGCCCCTGACCGTCTCTCTTAACTCATGAGTGACCCGACAGACGATCTCCGGGAGGACTTCCTCCGCGACATCCGGGAGCGGTTCCGGCGGCTCCGTGGCGCTGTCCGGCGCTGGGTCGGTTACGAGGAGGACATCTTCGGGCTAGCCGAGGACGGTTCGGCACCGGCGACCGACGCCGACCGCCCGGATGACGCGCCGCAGGTGTTCCGGTTCCAGTCCGACCGCGAGCAGGCGTCGGCGTTCGCGCTGTGGTTTCTCTCCCGGCTCCGTGACGGCGTCCTCGACCCGACCGACCGACGGGCGGTCCGCAACGGCGAGCACTGGACGGCGTCGCACCTCCGGGCCGCGTTCGGCCGCGGCTGGCGACAGGCGCGCAACCGGCTCCGACAGGAGGGCGTCGCGGTCGGGTCGCTGCCCGGCGGTGACGGCGACTCCGTCATCGAGGGGCTGTTCAACCTGCCGGCGCCGCGGCGGGCGCTCCGGGAGTTGTACCTGCGGACCTACCGCAATCTGGAGTCGGTCGCTGACCGCGAGGCGGCCCAGCAGGTCCGGTCAACACTACTTGACGCCTTGGACGAGGGCGTCAACCCGCGGGAGGCCGCGCGACGACTCACGAAGGAGGTCCGGACCATTCAGCGCACGCAGGCTGAAGTGCTTGCCCGCACGGAAACGGTATCAGCATACACCGAGAGCACCATCGAACGTTACCGCCGGGCTGGAGTTGACACGGTACAGCACGGCGAGTGGTCCGACGCGGGTGACGCCCGTGTCTGTCCCATCTGCGAGCGCCTGGACGGCAGGGAGATTCCGCTGACGACCATCGACGACGCGACATTTGAGTTTGAGCCGCCGGAGGGCGTGCCGGATTCACTGGCCGGTGAGTACTCGCTGAAACCCCCCACCCACCCGTCCGGACGTTGCGTATTACTCCCTGTAATATCTTGAGGATGCACAAACGGTATAATGATACAGTCACACGTGAGAAACACGAAGCGAGTCCGTCTGTACAAAGACGGCCCGGTGCTGGACACACCGGACCACGCTTCGTGGAGACCACGAAGCATGACAAATCCACGCTGCGAGGACAATAGTACTGACGACGTCGTGTGTCCTGCCTGCGGCAGGGGGTCGCCTACGCATCAGGGATATGCCGTTCATTACTCAAAGTCACATGACGGCGAACACACCGGAAATCCGACAATAGCTCGCTTTGGGCGAGACAGGCTCATTGCCCTCTACTGGGAGTATAGCTATGAGGAGATCGCAGACATCCTCAATATCGGGTCAACCACCGTGGCTAACACGTATGATGAGCTGAACCTACCGAAGAAGACTGAGTACAACCGCGTCGCGTGGGAACACGGTGTCTCAAAAACACGACTTGCTCACCATCTTCACTATGACGCTGAAATGACGACGAGTGAAATGTCAGATGCGCTCGGCGTCTCGCGGACGGTCATTGATAATCTGTTTGAGAAGTCGGAGGTTAACCCCCGTACACAAGGCGAAGCAGCGAAACTTGTGTGGGAGCGCGCGGGCGATGATCTCAGGAAAAAGGTGCTGACTCCGGAGTTTCGTGAGCAACAACAGGAGGAAGGGATCTCTGAAGAACTCCGTGAGTGGATGGAAGAGAACAATGATAAGATGGCAGAATACGCAGCGCTTGGAGCACCTGCCCGCGAGGAAAACGGGATGAAAGGCCGCACCGGGCAGGATAACCCGAACTGGCGCGGCGGAAAACACCTCGTCGACGCCCTCCGGAAACAACTGCGGCCGTCGTGGTGGACGGTCCGCGACGGGGAGCGAGCCGACGAGTGCTACAAATGCGGCGCGTCCGAGTGCAAACTCGACGTCCATCACATCGTCCCGCTCTCGGCTGGCGGGACAAACGACTCGTGGAACCTAATGACGCTGTGTGAGAGCTGCCACCCGACGGCCGAGTCGTATGTCCGGCAGTTCGAGGCGTTTGACCCGGTCTTGACCGAGTAACAGACGCCGCGTCCTCTTACCCGTCATTGGCTGACACCGACTCATGCCCACGCCACACTCCGACCGGCTGTTAGCGGTCGCCGTCGCGGTCCTCCCCGTCGCCTGGGCGTGGCATATTGAGCTTGCCGCGACCGCGGAGACGTTCCGGGAGACGTACACGAACGGGCTCGTCTCGGTAAGCGGACTCATCGTCTATCACATCCTGATGTACGCGACGTTCGTGGCCTGCTGGGCGACCGCCCTCCGACTGCTTGACTGACATCCCTCAACCATGACGCAAACCGCTACCGTTCAGAGTCGCATCGCCGGCCTCGCTGACGGGCCACAGCAAGTCATCTCCGGCGTCGCCGTGGGATCCGGCGACGTGACGCGCGGACTTTCGGGCGACAGGAAGGTCTGGACCGAGGACGAACTCAAGGAGGCTGCCGAGACGCTGGAGGGCGGCGACCTCAAGGCACTGCACTCGGAGACGCCCGTCGGGGAAGTTACCGACGCCGGGTTCGTCGAGGGCGAGGGCGTCGTCTACGAGGCCGAGGTCAACGACGCGGAACTCGCGGAGGCCATCGCGAACGGTCGGCTGACCGTCTCCGTTGAGGCGCGACACGCCGACGGCGGCACGGTCGACACCGACCGCGGCGAGGCGATGCGGGCAGCCGACATCGAGTTCTCCGACCTCGCCATCGTCCAGCGTGGCGCGGCCCCGTCGGCGTCGGCGGAACCGGGCGAGGCAGCGGCGCTTGAGGCTGCCCTCGCACCGGCGGCGATCCACGCTGCGCTCGAAGACGAGGATCCTGCGAGTACTGAGGGCGACGCTTCCGACATCGACATCAGCGACCAGACGGAGACGGCCCTGGAAAACAAAGTCGAGGAGCACAACGAGGAGGTCGGCGAGGGCAAGCAGGTCACGCTCGCGCAGCTCAAGAAGGTCTATCGTCGGGGCGCCGGAGCGTGGTTCTCATCGAATAAAGGAGCCACTCAGAATCAATGGGCGCTCGCCCGTGTCAACGAAGCGCTCTCGGACATCAAGTCGGAGAAGGCCATCAACCACGGTAACGACAACGACATCTTCGAGGACTCGCTGGATTACAGCCCGCCGGAGGAAGAGCAGTCCGCAGCGCTCGTCGACGTCAACGGCACCGAGGTTGACCTCGAAGCGCCGGCGCGCGTCAAGAATGCCATCGAGGCGGCGATGGACGCGAAGGCGGAGTACGCCGACGAAATCGGCGACTGTGGGACGGGTGTCGGCGAGGAGATGGGGCAGACCATCCTCGACGACGGTCTGACGCCCGAAATCATCACGAGCGGCGGCGGCATCGCGCAGTACGGGCCGAGCACCTACCTTGACGGGCACGGCGACGAGGGGCCGGCGACGGACGACCCGCCGACGGACTGGGGCCGCGAGGAGTGGCTCGGCATCGTTGACGGCGGGTCGCCGCGGTGCGGCCCGGTGCAACTCGGACTGTGGGGCTATTACCTCGGCTGGTTCGAGTCAGCGAAACAGGAGGTCGAGGCGGCGATGGAGGACTCCGAAATGATGGACGACATGACTGTTCCCGAGGAGTATCGGTTCGGCAATCCAGGCGAGGCTGTCGAACAGGCGAAGTACCTCGGCGTCGGCGAGGACCGCGACCTCGCGGGCGACGAGATGATACACACGCGCGAGATGGACGGCGAGACGATGTTTTTCCCAGCGCCGACGCGAGAGGAACTGCTTGACCGACTCCGCGCTGAGGACGAACTCGCCGACCCGCTCGTTGACCGCCCGACCGGCGGCGACACGCGGGCCGTCGTCCACACGCCGACCGAGGAGTCGCCGGACGAGGCGACGCTGGACGCCATCCGCGAGTCGGTCGCTGACCGGACCGGCGTTGACCTGTCGATGACAGCGACCGAGGCGGGCGTGCTGACGGAGGCGACGCCCGACGTCGGTATCGGCGTCCGGGAGTTCGTCCACGAACACCTCGACATCGTCGAGTCGGTTGTCCAGAACGCACTCGGAAAGCCGCAGAAGTCGTCGCTGCACGTCGCCGGCGACGCTGACGGGTTGTCCCTGCATCCGTGTTTCGAGGTCGACGGCGACCTCTCCGACGCGACGCTGTCGCGGATGGCGGAGACGTTCGCGCTCGTGGCGAACCACCGCGTCGCTGTCGGCATGATGGACGGGATGGTCGCGTTCGACCCACGCGACCCGGTCCTCTCGCACGCTGCGCTTGACGTTGCCGAGATCATCGCGCGACGGGCTGCTGACGAGGCCGGCGTGACGGTCACGAGTAACACGTTCCGGGCCGCGGAGATGCTGGACGACGGCGTCGTCGAGCCGCCGTCGCTCCCGGCGGAGGCGGGCCATCACGACATGGAGGACAACGGCGAGGAGTCCGAGATGGCCGTCGACGTGGCGCTCCCGATGCCCTCGGAGTCGGTGCAACTCCTATACCCCGAGCGGTCCGTCGCAGCCGACGCGGCGCGGGCGATGGGCCTCGGCAGCGAGGATGACGCGGACGGCGACATCACGCATCCGCATGACTTCGAGGGCGAAACGTGGTATATGCCCGGCGAGACGCACGGCGCGTTCGTTGACGCCGTCTCCGGCATGGACGCGGGCATGGCTGGCACGGCGCCGGTCGCCCGACTGAATGAGTATAAGGCGGTCGGCCCCATCGAGTTCCGCGGCACCCGCGAGGGCGACCTCGATGAGTCGGCGATTCCGACCGGGGAGTATGAGAGCCACTACTTCAACGCCGGCGACACTAAGTCCGACTCCTCGTTCCCGCTGGTTGACAGTGAGGGCTACCTGCGTCGCGGCAATCTCGATGCGGCCTGGGGCCTCCGCGGGCAGGGCGACCTCGGGATGCCGCGGGACTCAGCGGAGCGGCTGATGCTCAATCTGGGCCTCGTTTTCGGCCCGCCCGACAGCGAGGCTAACCCGCTGCCCGAGGAGCCGTATCAGGAGCGGGACGATGTCGGCACGCCGTATGCCGAGGAGGCGGCGGCGCTGGCAGCGGTGGTCGACGCCGTCGCCGGCCCGCGACAGCCCGACAGGCCCGATGACCCCGGAACGGGCGAGGTCCCTGCGGCTGCGGCGGCGACTGCGGCACTCTCTGAGCACATGGACGACGAAAAGCACGACGCAGCGCTCGGATCCTACCTTGCGAACGCGATGCGGGGCAAGATGGAGGAAATGGCCTACAACTCCGAGATGGGCCACGCCGAGATGATGCGGGAGATGGCGAGTCACTGCGGGATGTCGGAGTCACATATGCGGTCCATCCGCCGCGGCGACACCGGCTGCCCGTCGCTAGACGCCATCGAAGCGATGAGCGAGGTCCTCGACGCGGACATGGGGATGCTCATGGCGGCGGCCGAGCGCGATGGTTGCGAGTACAGTAACGCAAGCTACCACGATTCTGAGGACTCTGCGGACAACGAGGAACGTATGGCTGACTCTACGACGAAGGAACTCAAGGCCACGCTGGCCGACAAGACGGAGCGCATCGAGGAACTGGAGAACGAAGTCGAAACCCTCCGCGCCGAGCGCGACGCGGTCGCCTCGGAGTATGCGGAGGCCCTCGCCGGCGAGGAGACGGTCCTCGACGCCGAGACGCTGGCGACGAAGTTTGACGTCGCCGAACTGGCGGAGATGTACGAGGAGTCCGAGGCGGCACTCGCCCCCGAGGACGTCGAGCCGGCAGTCCGGTCTGGATCCGACGGCTCCACGCCGGAGTCGGAGGCTCTGACCAGCGACGACCGCGAGCGGGTCGCGGAGCTGGAGGACGAACTCAGCCAGTGGGAACAGCGCGACTCCCGACTCGCCGCGGTGCGCGTCGAGGAGATCGAAGATGAACTTGCGGATCTGCGAGGTGACAACTGATGGGTCTGAATCCTGGTCAGTCGCTGCATCCTGACTCTACCGGTGAGGAAACGCGCACCGCGGCCGAGTCGCTGTCCGAGGGCGACGCGGTCGCGCTCGACAGCAACAACGAACTCGTCAAGGCCGACGGCACGGATGACCCCGTCGTCTACGGCGTGGTCGCCGACGACCACACGCAGGACGGCTACGCGGCTGGCGACAAGGTCGGCGTCGTCTTCCAGGGGCCGGTCGTCGCTAACGTCGCGAGTGGCGTCGGCGCTGGTGTCGCGGTCGGGTCCGGCGCGACTGACGGGCAGCTCGCCGCCGGCGACTCAGCGAAGGGCCTGATGACGAAGTATGCGGAGGGCGAGGGGCCGGGCGACGTTCCGGCTGGCTTCGCTCACGTTGACGTTTGAAGTGCGGATTCGGTCTGAGTAACTGCGGTCACATCTACCACAATGCCACAGCAAGTCATTCCTGAGAGCAGCGTCCGACAGGTCGCCGAAGACATCGCGCAGGAGAATACGGTCTTCCGATCTGCCTATCGAAACATCGACATCCCGGAGCGCACCGGCTCTACCTTCGAGATCCCGGTCCCAGAAGACACGCTCGGCGAGCCGACGCGTCGCGAGCCCGGCGCCGAGTTCGACTTCGGTCGCGAGGAGTATGACGCGGTGCTGCTCGACCGCGAGGAGTACGCGTCCGGCAGTCGGATCACCGAGGAGGAGCTGGCTGACAACTCGTTCGCGCTGCTGGAGGACCACGTCGACCGGCACGCCCAGAAGATGGCCGAGCGACTCGACGAGGCCGCGTTCGCCGAACTCTCCGGCGCGGCGCCGAGCGCGAATCAGGTCGGCTCCGACAACGGCGACGACATGACGTTCGACGACGTCATTGACGGCCTCGAAGCCCTGGAGGGCCGCGAGGGCGGCTACGAGGGCGACACGCTGTACGTCGGGACCGCCGCGAAGAACGGCCTGGTCCGTGACCTCGCCGACCGAGGGTTCGAGGTGGCTGACGAACAGCTCACGCAGAACGGCATCGTCGGCAACTTCGCGGGCGTGGACATCGCGTTCAGCAACAACAACCTCCTGACGAACAACGACGCCGTCCTCGTGGACACCGAATACTTCGGGTATGAGGGCGAGTGGATGCCGATCTCGACCGAGCAGGAGGACGACTTCGACACGAAGTCGACAAAGCTCACCATCCGCTGGAAGGGCGACTGGGTAGCTACCCAGCCCGAAGCCGCGGTCCGAATCCGAGGGTAAGGGGGACGAGTCGTGACCTACGACTCGCCATCCGACCTCAAAATCATCTCGACGCTTGACGCTATCCCAACGGTTGGTCCGGACCTATTCGCCCCGGACGAGAAGCTCGACGCAGCCGAAATCGCGGAGGCGAAGTTGGAGGGCGATGTCAATAACGGGCAGGAGTTCGGCGCGGAGGAAATCACCGCGCTCCACCGCGAGGCGGCCGCAACCTACGCGAGTTACCGGCTGTTCGTCGGCCCGGAGCATCCGGAGGATGCGCTGTCTGGGCAGTTGTACGGCGGCGCCGGCGAGGATACGATGGAGTTTGCGACCGAGCTGAAGGCGCAGTATGAGAGTCACGTTGCCACCATCGAAACCTCGGACGCTGATGAGAGCAGCGACGACGTGGACCTGATATTCAACAGTTGAATGTCTGAGTTCGACATCGGCGGCGGCGACGCGTTCCGCGAGTTCGCGGATGATCTTGAGTCGATGGCGGACGACGTGGCGGACGCGCTTGACGACGCCGTCGAGAAGACGGCCCTGCAAGTCGAGCGGTCGGCCAAGGAGCGCGCGCCGGTCGATACCGGCAACCTCCGGGCGTCGCTCCGGTCAGCGCGGGTCGGCCCCGCGAACTATCTGGTCGGCACGAACGTCGAGTACGCGCCGGATGTTGAGTTCGGGACGCAGCCGCACGTCATCACGCCTGATGATGCGGAGGCGCTCCGGTTCGAGGGCGCCGACGGCGACATCGTGTTCGCGCAGCGCGTCGAACATCCCGGCACGCCGGCGCAGCCGTATCTGCGGCCGGCGGTCGGCGAGCACGAGTCCGACCTCAGTCGGAACATCCGGGCCGCGATAGCCGACCTCGCCGACCGTCAATTCTGACCATGACTCCGCAAGAGGCACTTGAGGCCATCATCCGCGCGCTTCAGCAGTCAAGCCGCTTCAGCGCGGCTGACTACATCACGCAGTCGTTTGACGCGGAGGGCGCGAACTCACGGCTCAGAACGCCGTTCGTCGTGGTTCTGCCGGTCGGGACCGTCCGCAACGACGCGCACAACACCGACCGGGTCGGGTTCGTCCTCGACGACCAGGAGAACCGCATCGGCGAGATCTACGAGGGCGTGTTCGAGATGGATGTGCAGCTCGACATCTACCTCGCCCGCGGTGACGACACGGCTGACGCGACGGTCCTGGGCGGCGACCTCCGGGACGCCCTATACCTGCATGACTCGGCGGGGCCGGCACAGCCGTTCCCCGACGGCAGCGGCGGCGACGAAGACGCCATCCGCGACTTCGACGTCGGCAGCGGCGAGCGCGCTGATGACCTCTCCGGCCCCGGCATCCGACGCTGGCGCCATGAGAGCGAAATCCGGTTCGTCAGCCGCTTCGAGACGACATCCGTCAGCGAACCGTTCACGACGATTGACACACCGACCGACGCCGATCTGGACACTCCGGACGGCGATGCGGTCGAGTTCGAGTACACGATTCCATGACTGACTTCGGCAACTCACGCATCT